TCGGCTGGACGACAATGTGCTGGCTGAAGAAGTGCAAAATGTCCGTGAATTCGGACCGCAGATGCAGTCCCGGTCTGTCGAGACCTATCTCGCAGGCCGCATGGAGATGTTCACAGCTCAGCTCGACGTCACGACCGAATTCCAGCGGGTCGGCGCCATCAAGGGTTTGATCGTCGACCGCGACGGTAACACGATCTACGACCTCTATTCGGAATTCGGCGTTACTGCGGTCGCGCCGGTCAATTTCGCTCTCGGCAGCGCCAACACAGCTGTGCGCAAGAAGTGCAGTCAGCTGGTACGCACCATGTCGCAAACGCTTGGCGGGGTTGCCTTCACCAGCGTCTATGCGCTCTGCGGCGACACCTTCTGGGACGACCTGATCGAGCACGCCGAGGTGCGCGATACCTATCGCTACCAGGAGGGTGTCCGACTGCGGGAAGGCGTGGTGTTCTCCACGCTTAAATACGGCGGCATCACCTTCGAAAATTACCGCGGCTGGATCGGTGGCGGCACCGACGCGGGCGACACCATAACCCCGTTTATCGATCCCAACGAGGCGCACTTCTTCCCGCTGGGCACACCGAACCTGTTCAAGACGTTCTTTGCGCCAGCGGATTATATCGAGACCGTCAACACGCTTGGTCTGCCGCGCTACGCCAAGGCGATCCCGTCGGACAACAACAAGTCCATTCGCCTCGAAATGCAGACCAATCCGTTGTCGCTGTGCCTTCGACCGCGGGCGCTGATCAAAGGCCTGCACCACTGAGCCGATGTCGAAGTTCTTTGAGGCATGGAGTTCGCGGCAGCCCCAGCTTGACGCTGTCTTTGCCGAAACCATCAGCCTCGTGCCGACGAGGCCGGGCGGCTATGCGGAAGGTGCGCCCGATCCGGATCGCGCCGAACGGCAAGTGCTCGCGATCATCACCGAACGGCCGGATCGCATGCGTACGGTCCAGAATGCGGTGGGTCGCGACTTCGACCGCGCCATTGTGATGGCCGACACCATCGCCAGCATCGATACGACGAGGCTTGGCGGCGAGTGGCCGAAGGTCGGTGATCGCGTGATCCTGCTCGATCGGCCGGACCAGCCGGCCTTCGAGATCACAGTCGTGGAAAGCGATGGCCTCGTGCGTGTTCTTCTGTCGCTTATACGGATCACGACATGAGCCTTGCAGTCGCGGCAATCAAGATCGTGGCGCTGCGCGCGCTCAAAGGCAGGACCTCCGCGGGTCAGGCCGTGTTCGACAGCGCGGTGGAACCGTTCGATGCGCTGCGCGACCAGGGGGCGCCGGTGATTGTGATCTACTGCGACAGCGGCAAGCGGCAGGTTACGGGACGTGAGCTGTTCAGCGCGCCGCAGGTCATCGAACTGTCGATCGACATGTTCGTGGCGCAGGCGGTCATCGTCGATGCCGGCGAGACCGAAATCCGGATCCCGGCCTCGGACGAAGGCAACGAGGTGTATCTGCGAAGCCTGGCCTACGAGGTCGAGAAGGTGCTCCTTGCCGAAACATCGGTTTGGCCTTCGCTGTTTCGTAGGCTCTGGTTTCGGACTGGACCGCAGGACTTCTGCGAATGGGACCGCGGCGCCATCGCCGACAAGGGCCGCCGCCAAGCGCTGCTGCGTGCGGTATATAAAGTGGAGCCGGTCGCGGAACCCCTCCCCGGCGCCGAACCGACCGGTGTGTGGGCCGATCTCCTGACCGCGATGGAAGCCGACGTCGAGCTCCAAGATATCGCCCGATACTGGCGGCAACTCATCGCCGGCACGGTCATTCCGGACTGGCAGCAGGCCCGGGTCGCGCTGGGGCTGACGGATATTCGGGGCATCGGGCTTGGTCTGATCCTGAACGACTCGACGCCGGATGAGGAAGCAGCTCCGCTCGTAGGCGCAACGCTTAAGTTTTCGGGCGGCACGTTCGAAGCAAATGCGGACAGCGCGAGCGACGCGCTTGGACCGCAGGAGCCTTAAGGACGGGCGATGCGCGAGCTTGCCGAACTCGTGGTGCGCATTGCCGAACTGGAGCGCCGGTTCGCCAACATGATGCGCCACGGCACCGTCGAAGAGGTCGATGCCAAAAAGCAGCGCCTGCGCGTCCGGCTTGGCGAAGGCGACGACGGCGCGCCGTTCATCGGCCCCTGGGTGCCCTATGCGCAAATCGCGGGCGATTTAAAGCTGCATGCGCCGCCGAGCAAGGGCCAACAGATGACCATGCTGAACCCGACCGGCGATTTCCGGCAGGCGGTGGCGATCCCGCTCACATGGAGCGACCGCAACCAGTCGCCGTCAGAAAAGGAAAACGAGCATGTCCTCACCTTCGGCTCGGTGCGGGTCACGCTCAAGGAGAGCGAGCTCGAGTTCAAGGTCGGCAATGAAGCCCGCCTATTGATGACTGCAGAGAAGATCGTAGCCGAGGTCGGCCAGACCAAGCTCGGCGTGAAGAGCGCCGCGGTTTACTCGGTCAAGACGACGCGTCTTGGGCTCGACGATGAAGGCGAGGCCGACGGCATCAAGCCCAAAGTCCTGACCGCGGGCGGCCCCGCCAAACAGACCGAAGCCAAGGTGGCGTAATGCTCAGTGGAACGAAACGATGGTGACGACCAAGGCTTACGAGGCAACCGGTTTGTGTGAATGGGTGGCCGGCCGCAAAGTCCGCGCAGGCGAGATCCTGGTCCTGACGCAAGATGAGGCCGAGTACGAACTGGCGCGCGGCCTGATCCGTGAGACAGGCGCGCAGACGTTTGCCGAAGCTGCCGCGCCGCGCCGGTCGCCCCGGCGGACATAGACGATGGCCGCCAAGCCGGTCGGCGCCGGCCTTGATCGCTGGACTGGTAGACCGATCGCCGGTTGGGGTCATGTGGTCTTAAGCCTGGAAGCGATCTTCTCGACCCCATTCGGTTCGCGGGTCATGCGCCGCTGGATCGGCTCGCTGGTCCCAAACCTGCTCGGCGAGAACCTGGTCCCGGAAACGCTACTCAACTTCTTCACCGCGCTGTTTGCCGCCCTAACCTTCGAGCCACGCTTCGCCTTGACCAGGATTGCCGTGCTTTCGGAGGCCGACGAGTTGCGCAGCGGGAGTCTTCGCCTGGAATTGCAAGGCGTCTACCGCCCGCGCGCGCATCTCGGCGATTTCACCGTAGAAGGCCCGCGGCGCATCATTCTGTTCGCCAACGAGGACGGTCTTGTGACCGTCGAGAATCCGTTATGACCGTGGTCGTCAACGTCAACCGCTTCATCGCGCCGACGATCAATCCGGCGCATTTGCCGTTACCCAAGGCAATCGACGAATTGGATCAAGAAGCGATCCTTGACGCGCGGATGGCGGACTTCCAGGCGCGCGCCGATCAGGCGGGCTTTCCCTATGACGTCGGCGGTCTGCAATTCGATCCGATCAAGATCGACCAGGAGGCGCATGCCCATCGCGAAACCCTGATGCGGGCGCGGGTGAATTCCGCGGTGCGCGCGGTGCTTCCGGCCTATGCGCAGGGTAGCGATCTCGACGCGATCGCCGCCCGGGCGAACGTCCAGCGCCTGGTGATTGAGCCCGCAACGCTCGAGGCGCCGGCGGTGATGGAAACCGACACCGCGCTGCTCCTTCGCTACCTCACCTCTTTCGCGGTCCCGGCGGCCGGATCGCCGGATGCCTATGTCTATCATTCGGCCAAAGCCTGGCCGCAGGCGCGGGACATTTCGGTGCTTGGTCCCGGCGTGCACGGCGTCCCCGGGCGCGCTGCGGTATATTTGCTCGGGCCCGATGGGGCACCTGCGGCGGACGAAATCTGCGATCGCGTGCGCGAGGCACTGCATGCGCCCAATGTGAAGCCGCTCACGGATATCGTCACGGTGGCGCCGGCGGACATCATCCCTTACGAGATTGCGCTCACGATCACGCTGCCGCGCGGGCCGGCGCCGGCCGTGGTCGCAGCGGCGGCGGAGGAGCAGGTGCGCAAGGCCGCCGAGGCGCGCTACGCCATCGGCGCGACCGTCTACGCCAACGCCATCGAAGGCGCGGCTTATGTCGGCAATGTGCTGAGGGTACGGCGCTCGGCGCCCGCGGATGATATCGTCTTAAGGCCGTCTGAGGCGGCGTTCTGCACCGAGATCACGATCACGGTCGAGGTCGAACCGTGATCCCCTATCGCGACCATATCCTTCCGGCTTCGGAGACGCCGTTCAATAAGGCGCTCGCCGCGCTGTCGGCGCGGCTCGAGGCGATCGACGCGCCGACGCGCGAGGTCTGGGACCCTCGGACCTGTCCGCCGCCTTTCTTGGCCGTGCTGGCCCATGCCTTTTCGGTCGATCTGTGGTCGGAAGACTGGAGTGTGGCGCGTAAGCGCAGCATCGTCGCAAATGCAGTGCGCATGCACCGAGAAAAGGGCACGCTCGCCGCGATCCATTCCTACCTGCCCTATGTGGATGCGCGTCCCCTTGCGGTGATCGCACCCCCGCAGGTCGTCTATTCCGGCCCGCGTCTCACGCGCGAGCAGCGCGAGGCCTGGCTGTCCGGGCTGCCGCAGGTTCGCACCTGGCGTATGCGCGAGCGCGGCTATCGCGGGCTCGCGCTGCATGCAGGCGGCTATCATTTCGCGAGCTTCTTTCGGGCAGCCTTCCCGGTGCCATCGACCGCGTTCAAGCGCCTGCAACGCCGCGCCCGTTGGGTGGAGGGCAGTACCGAAACCGACACCCGGGTGAGCGATTACGGAAACTGGTTTCGCCTTCATATCAAAGCGCAGGGCCGCCGGCGGGTTTTCGTGCGCTGCGCTCTCAACGCCCACTTCTTTCAGCCATCAGAGGCATGGCGGCGGATCGTGACGATTGCACCAAAGACCCGCGACTATTGGCGGGCGCCGGTGGGCCCGCATCTCGAGGCGGTTACGTCAGAGCCCGAGCGGATCAAGATCCAGGGGCTCAGAGATGCCGGCGTGTTCAGCGGCCATTACGTCCGCTGCGGATATTTCCGGCCAACGTCTGCGCCGCTTCGCATCTATTGGCGCTTTGCCATTGCCGACGGCAGCCGCATCGTCAGACGGCCTTCGATCCAGTTCATGGGAATCGGGCGCTATGGCTTTCCGGCGCACACCGCTCATGTTCAGGTCTCGATGCCGGCCACCCGCAAAGGCTTTGCCGCCGGCGAAGGCATCCTGTTGCGGCGCTCGAAATTCTGGCTGCCGCATGACCCAAACCGCACCCTCAATGCGCGGCGGGCGCTGATCGCAGCCAAGCGCGCCTCCGACCGCCTCATGATCCGCTACGCGCCGCGGGCGCAGATTATCGCGGGAACGATTTTCCTGGCCGAAATCGATCAGTTCGTCGTCGGCCGCCCCAGCCAAAGGTAAGACAGGCCGTGGAAAAGCAAGTCATCTTTCGTGATTATCAGGAACAGACCGCGTCCGATCACAACAATCTGCAATCCTTCGCGCGCGCGTCGTTCGAGCATATCGTCGATGACGCGGTCACGAAAAGCCATCGCTATGCCGGCTTCAACGTGACCAAGAGCGCGCAGGCCGAAATTGCGGTGGCTCCGGGACGATTCTACCAGGCCGGCGGCGCGGTATTCGCACGCAGTTCGAGCCTCACCCAAAGCATGGTGCCGTATCTTGCAGCGGCCTCGAAGCGCATTGTCGCGGTTTCGGTATTCGGCCAGGAAAACGATACCGACGTCACCGAGCGCGACTTCCTCGTCAACGTCGAAACCAATCAGACAGAACCGGACAGCGTAGCCCTGACCCGCGCGCGAGACGCGGTGCTCGCCTTCACGGCGGGCAGCGAAAGCCCCGACCCGCAGTCGCCCGCGATCCCCGTTGCGCATGTCGCCGTGGCGCATGTCCTGCTCGATCCGACGCAAGTTCTCTCGGTGACTATGCTGACCGACAATGCGGTCGCCTCGACCGAGGCCCTGGACCAGCGCACTGATACATTGGAGGAATTCCGCCGCCAGATTGAGCCGCGGGTCGCTTCGCTTGCGTCTGACCTCGCCGCACTCGCCAATCAGATCCGGCAGAAGGGCGAGATGACCGAGATTGCAAGTCTCTATGTCGACATCGCCCGCATGAAGGAGCGACTGGAACTTCCCGATGACGCCTCCGCCTACGGCGCCGACCGGTTTCTCGATGACGAGGAGAGCGACGCGCAGGACGCACAAAGTCTCGGCTACGACGCCAGGATCGAGGAAGGCCTGCGATTTGCCTCAGCGAACGAAAGCGCGGCCGAGATGGACGTGTTCTCGTCGAACGACCCGAATGCGCGCTTGAGTAACGGGCTCCTGCTTCCGGCCTACACCGACGTCCTGAAATTGCAGGTCGGACCGATGCATTCGGATCTCGGCATCGCCCAATATGGCTTCCAGACCCACGATGTCGTGCAGCGGACGATTTCGCGGCAGCGCATCCGCTATGGCGCGCAGTTCAAGGTGTCGAGCAGCAAGCAATGGTGGCTGTCGGGCGAATACGATCCGGCGACTCGGATCTTCAGCAAGGATGGCGAAAGCTTCCTGGTGCTCGATCCCGAGAAGGTGCGCAAGCACAAGAAAACCCGCCTGGTCGAGATGTTCATCGATGCGTGGGATGAGAGCTATTGGGACCATCTCGTCATCGAGCACCAGATCGTCGGCGCGCAGGTCGCGCAGAGTTTCCTCGTCTCGAACGACATGTGGCTAACCAAGCTCGGCTTTTACCTAACCGCCAAGGGCGCCGATGAAGCCGTCCATCTGACGCTATGCGAAACAACAAACGGCGTCCCTGATCTGTCGAAGGCGATCCTGCACCTCTCGGTCCCACATACGGCGTTGCTCCAGAATGCCTGGAACCGGGTGCAGGTGACGCCTGCTTTTCTCCGCGCCGGCGGGCGCTATGCGCTGGTCCTGACATCGAATGCCGCGCACCGGGTCGGGATGGCGTATGGACAGAGCTATACTGATGGCACCTTCTTCTACTCGACCGATGGCGCCTATTATTACGGCGATCTCACCAAGGACTTGATGATCGAGCTCTGGGGCGCGCGGTTCAACGCGCCGCAGGTCGCGATCGAACTGAAACCCATCAATCTCGATGGCGGCATGCGGGCGATCGACATTCTGGCCAGCACGGTCGCGCCGGAATCGACCGAGCTGATCTATGAGATCAAAGCGCCGGGCGGCGACTGGGTGCCGCTGGCCGCCGGCGGTCCGCCAGCATTGACCGGCGCACCTCCGCTCGTGCAGTTCCGGGCTCGCTTCATTGGCACCCGCGACATGCAGCCTGGCCTGATGCTAGCGGGATCCCGCCTGTCGGTTTCGAGACCCAAGACCTCGTTCCGGCACGTGTCCACGCCCATTACGCTCGCGGCCGCATCGAACAACATCTTCGTGCGGCTGTTGCTCGAATATTTTGACGACACCCCGCATGATTGCAGCTGCCGGCTCCGGATAGGCGGCGCCGATGAATTGCCGGATGTGGTGAGCGATCGGGTGGTCAGCGCGGCCGACGGGCGGATCGAGCGCACCTTCAACTTCCAGCTCGGCGCCGCTGTTTCCGGCTTCACCGTGGTGATCGACGGGGCGACCAATTCACCGGCAGCG